AACGAAAGAATGTTTATTTTTAAGCCGCTTTGATTGTGGGTGAAACTAGCCCGTCAACATAAGTTGAGAACCGCCATACCCCAAGGCACGGCGGCCCAAATTGTACGTTGCAGACCTAAGGGCCATAGCACCCTGTTGTGCCACGTCCTCGACGATGTCGATGCAGCCGTGGCCGAGGGCGTCCATGCCTTTCTGTACAATGTCCCAAGCTTTGGTGGAAGCCGCGGTGTGCACCTGGTGGGTTGAGCAAGCAGGGTGGCCGTAGTTATAACGGACCCGCCACTCACAAGTGACGACAAACTGCAGCTCCTCCTCATTTGGGTTGTAAACCATAATAGGAGAAAAGCCCTTCAGGCTGTGGGTCTGAAGCTCGGGCGTCATAGTAGAAGACCCAGCAGGCTCGGCGGCAGAAGATTTCCACTTCGCCTGCTTGTCTGTGTATGTCGTGTCGCCCGAGGTTTGCAAGTTAGGAATGACGATGTCAAAATCCATTAGTTCCTGAATGTTAAACGGACGAGCGCTGATCTTCACACCACGAAGTGCAAGCTTAGGGCCTGAGCATAGTCTAGGCGCTTGAAAAGAAACAAAATCTTGTCCTATGGAATCCCACGTGTCGGTGACATCCTTCAACCGCATCTGAGTTTTGGAAGCTCCGGCGTATACAACGCCACGAGCAGCATTTTCCCCAGACAAGGAATTGGAATCCATAATCTGGACGGTTATGGCGGCCGGCGCCAGCGTGGCAGACTGACCAAGTTCTTTTAGCTGGGGGCAGCCATAGAACCTAGTATTCCAACTCGGCGTATCGGCCTTGTTGCCTCCGAAGCCAACCATGGGGGCCCAACCCTCGCGGTTGGATGCAAACCCCGGGTTGTCAGCGGAGAACGATTCATGCGTACGAAAGAAACCAAAACCGCTAACTGCTTTGCTAGAATTTATGATCGTAGTGGTACGCGTAACTGTGTAGGGTCCGACATTAATCGGTAGAGCCAAGTGACGAGGTATCGTGGCATCCATACACAGCAAAGGGTTGCCGGAGGAGCGTCCTCCAAAATTGCGCCTGGGTACGGCAGCGACTCCATTGATGGGGTACCGTGCCACAGACTTGAGTTTAGAAGAATGTTTAATGACCCTCTTCTTTGGTCGAACGGGTTTGGCTTTGGGGCGTCCCTTAGCCATGACAAGTGAAACACCAATCACCAACCTAGCAATTGGCGCCCCTGCCGCCCGGGCGAAGGGGACTTAACTCCGCGCAGAGCCTACTCCCAGCTGATGTCCTGGGCCTGTGGACGGTCCCAGCCCATCGCCTGGCAAACGGCTAAGAAGGCGGCATCTGCGTCCGGGGTGTGACGCAGGGCAAAGCGCATGCCGGAAAGCATGTCCTCTGCTGGCTCACCAGTGAAGCCACGACGAAGGTCCATGTGTGCCACCATCTTGGGGAAGTTTTCAAAGGTGGCGGTCCAAACCCCATTGACCTTCTCAAAAATGTGAGATGTGAACTCAACTGGCCCATTCGGGCCGGACGAAGACTCACTGCCTGGCTTGATCCGCTGTCCAATTGCCTCCAACACGGCCACATCTACGTCGCCGGTGTGAAGCTCGTCGTCGCCGGCTGCCATCTGATCAATGGCGCCGGCCATGGCCAGGGTGAAAGAACGAATAGGGGAGTTCTGACCGGAAGTGGAAGGAACTCCCGAAGCTGTTATTCCGTAGTTCTCGAAAACCCAAATCTCGTCCCCCACCACAATGGCGTGGCAGGAATTCACGGCGGCCTCAGCGTACAACAGAGCAGCAGACATCTTTATGTGCTGGTCTAGCGGGTACATGAGGGCCATGGAGTCGGGAGTGTCCTCACCGACGCGGACGTAAGCGGGGTAACAAGTAACGCGGCGCTCCGCGTCGAAGTAAATCGCGTCGCGGCACACCGAGAAGTCCCAGCCAATCACATCTGAACCCTTAAGGGGGAGGCCGTTGGCCATGGCATCAATTGCAGCCCCCAAATGAGCAATCCCGGCATCGTCGTGGCCTAAGCCAACCGCTTGCTTGGTGAGGTCACCGTCTGCGTAAGCGCTGATGTCGGCCTTGTTCTGCTTCCGGTGCAGAATATCTTGGCAGAGGCTGTCAATCATGCTCGAGACCCAAATGAGGCGCCAGCGCTCGGACTTAACCTTGCTCTCGCCATGGGCCTCGTCCTTGACGAAAGCCTCCTCCGGGTCACGAAGACCCAGGCGGATCATGTCTTCTGCACGCAAATAATGAATGTTGTCGCCTTCGGCTATGCGTAGCGCGAGGCGAACCTGGACCAAATAATCAGTGAGCTCTCGAGTGTTAGCCCAAACATTCTTCGGCCCAGGCAAATAGCGGGATGACCATCCAGCGGATTTGCTGCCGTCCATGTCGTCCAAGTAAATTCGAATCAACGTCTTTACGTCGTAAAAGGTGGCCGGCAGGCTGGTGGGGTACTGGTCGCAAAAACTAGTTACTTTCTTGCCAATTCTAGGATCTTGCAAAAACTGCTCCCAAGTGCCAGGGGTCTGTAGAGCGCATTGCGCCTTCAATGAGGCGCGAACGGCCAAAGGACCGGTGGGCGGGGCGACGAAACCTCGCACATGGTCGGCGAGGCTCTTGCCGCGCCAAGGTATGCCACCAAGCGCCTCGAGAAACTCAGGAGACAAGTGCTTGATGCCGCGGCTCTTGGCGCGAGCGGCCTCGCACTTGCCCGCTTTGCGAGCGAATGGCTTGCCGTTTGCGTCATACAAGACCTCTCCGCCGGGCTGGAACTCGACCTTGCCTACTTCTATGTAGTGCCGATATAGGGCAAGGGAGTCTGTCCGCAAAAGGGTGGCTGCCCCGACGCCGCGAAGGCGTAACAAGGAGCGCCAATTTCCCTCAAGCATCCAGCTATCCAACGCACTGCGAATGTCCTCACCGAAAAATTGTGCGGGCAAAGGGGGCCGGGCTTGTTCAGCCTTGGTAGCCCAAAACCGTTTGCCATCGCGAATGGGATGACGGGCGGGCTCAAGGGTGTCGAAAACCGGAGGGGCCCCCCAGCGACTGACGGACTGGTTCGCAACAGAAACCTGGGGTGTGGGATTCTGCTTCCGACCACCGCGCTTCTTCGCAGGCTGCAAGCCCGGAGGAGCGGCGGCCGCTACGACTTCAGCCGATGGCGCCGCAATGGGGGGTGTCGGGTCTGGCTCATCCGCTGCAGGCGCAGAGGCTACTGCATCCACTTCCACCTCCTTGACGGCGGGAAGGGCTCCGAAGTTAGCGCTCTGAAACACATCGCGGATCTTCTGACCCTGAGCTCCGTCAGCGTCTTCTGCCGACAGAGGCTCGATCCACTCCACATTATCAATCCTGTGAATGGCGACCAAACCCCGGGAGCTCAAGTAGTTGAGACAGCGGGTGGTCCAAACCTTGCCCAAATTGATCTTGGCAAACTCACGGCGAATCAAGCCGTGCACACAGACAGGGGGAGAAAGCTCTTTAACTGCAGCAAGAAGATCGGCGTGGTACTTCATGGAGGTTCCCGCAATGGTCTCAGCATCTGGAGACTCCAAGAGCTGAGCCTTTGCTTTGGACTCGTTATCGGAATCAGACATCTCTGACCAGCGGGGCAAGCGAAACTCAACTCGAGCAGCGTGACGCTCTTCAGCGTCTTCCTCGTTGGCCTGACCGCTGTCGAACTTCTTATCGTGCTCGTACTCGATGGCACGGTCCTCCCATTCTTTCCACTCGGCCGCGGTCCAACGCTTACGCTCGGACTTGCCAAGGTATTCCTGGGAGTAATACCAATCGTGATCAGCACGCTCAGCGGCAATGTCAGCCTCAATGCGCTGCTCGATTTCCTCCGCTTCTTCAATTTCCGACTGGCGCCGCTCATTTTCGCGCGACTCCGTGAAAAAGGAATTCGTCAATGAGGGCCCGTACATGAGTTGCTGCCAAATGCCAGCGCCCTCTGGGCTCCCGAAGCGGATCTTGTTGAACAATCGTCGGAGGCCTGGCATGGAAACGCCGTGATTGACGCCCACGCCAGCCCCCACATGCAAACCCACGACCTTGATGGCGGAACCAATTTTGGCCAACACCGGGCTGCCTGAAAAACTCTGTACTGTGTTAGCAGTATAAGAAATGAGGCCGCTGCCACGCTCTGTGGCGTCGTCGCGAACCATGGCTCCTCGAGTGATAAGGAGATGGTCGTGAGGGCGGCCTATGACTTCTACCGGACCTTCACCGCGGTGGCTCAGGTCGGAAACGCGGAGAGACTTGGCACCCAAAGCTGCCCATGCGGACTGGGGAAGCCGGTAGGCAACCAAATCTCGAAAAGTGCCGTTGACGCGCTCCTGAGTCATACCAGGTTCAAGCAAGTCAACGTATTCGCCGAGGGTCACCTTGGTAGTTGTGGAACCCGAGCGAAGGTACACTGTCTTTGCCCCGAAGCCCACCTTGCCTTCAGAGAAGAAAAGGTGTCGGGCGGTGACGAGCCAGTCGTTGACCCGCATCGCCATGCCGGCGGTAACAAACTTGCCGCCCGCATCATCGGGGATCCCAATCTCCACCAAAAACCGAGGGGGCTTGAGGCATGGCACTGGAAGCACTGATGCCTGAAGAACGGACTCCTCACGGTCTTTGGGTAACTCAACAAACCTGAACTTGACGTCCGACTCCTCAATGGTGCTGCCGGGACGGAGGACTAGCTCACATGGAACTAGCTTGTACTCATCACC